GTGTGCAGTATTATCGAGCGTATTAGGAAAGACAAGCGGCTGTAAACGGCGTTTAAATAATAATTTGATAAAATAACAAGTGTATAATTAAGATATTTTTAAGCAGAGGAGTGGTGAGTTTATGAACAATGATATGTCTCCAACAGAACTATGTTGGCAAACAGGTGATTATACAGATGAATGTTATTGTGAATTCTGTGAACACAGTGACGAATGTAGCGGATCTGAAGATAAAGACTGATGAGATAATAGAAAAGAAGAGTAA